TTAATACCAGTAGGACCAGTAGGCCCCGTTCCAGTTGGACCGGTAGGGCCTGTAACGCCCGGCAAACCGTTGGCACCAATAGGACCAGTTGGACCAGTCGGTCCAGTTCCGGTGGGGCCAGTTGGGCCAACAGGGCCATAATTTCCAGTTGGTCCAGTAGGACCAGAGCCTCCGGGGCCTGTAGGGCCGGGAACCGTTGAAGCAGGCCCAGTAGGACCGGTCGGGCCTAAGCTGCTAGGTCCGGTGGGGCCGGTAGGACCAAAAGACCCAGTAGGACCGGTTGCCCCAGTTCCAGTTGGCCCGGTTGGGCCGCGTAGCCCTGTGTTCCCCGTAGGGCCTGTCGGTCCGATAGTACCTGTTGGTCCAGTAGGTCCGACTGGGCTGGCAGCAGCAATCTGAATGGCCCCAGATGTGTTTGTAATAGTAATATTGGAGCCTGCTGTCAGCGTAGCAAGCGTGTAACCTGTGCCATTCCCAATCAGCAATTGTCCATAAGCTGGAGTTGCTGTGACACCCGTGCCACCATATGTCACGCCAATAGGTGCGCCACTCCAAGTACTTGATCCTGTGATAGAAGCAGCCGTAAGCGGGTTTGCCCCCGTGCCAATACCGTTAATCCCCGCAACAAGCTGACTAAAATTAACGTCAAGGTCAGACGCAGCCACAATGCCTGTCATTGTGCCAAATGTGTATGTGACTGATACAGGCAAAGACATCATGCTTCTCCAAAACAGTGATAATTATATACTATCACTGGTTAAAATACCACCATGCAATGTTCCCGTTATTCTCTTGGAAATAAACAGGTTGCCCTGAATTATTAACAAACTGATAAGCGGTAGATTTGCCGTCAAAATTACCGATGCCAATGATTGGAATCTGCTGGTAATTGTATGGCAACCCGACAGAACATGCCGCAACAATGGTGGTGTTTGTGTACCAAGACCCCGGAACAACAGTTTGGAACGGGACAATTTCATAAGTAAATACAAGGTCATTTACAACTGTCACGCTGTAAAAGCCCATGATTTGGTTGTTGGACGTGCCAGTTACCGCCACTTGGCTGTTTGTGACAAGGCCATGCGGAGTATTGCAGATGACAGTTATGACATCCGTGCCAATGGTTGTTATTGACGCAACATTCAGTTTAACATCAAAGAATGTAATATCTTTGAGCGGCATAATGCCATTTGGGTCCAGCCCGAGCGGAGGCCCGACAGGTTGTGTCGTAATATTGACACCGCTTTCTGTCGTCAAATCAGCGCCCTGTGGCACAGGAATACCGACATATGGCGCGGTTGTAAACGGTGTCTGTGCAAACAAATCATCAACTTCAGCCGTGACATAATCCTGAATACGCGGATTTTGAATTGGCACGGGATCAGCAGGAACCACTATGGCTCGTAACTGCTCCTGCGGCTCGTCGTAACAACGGCTGCAAACCAACAAACGCAAATTTTGCAAAGAAGTGCCGCGCCAGTCAAACTGCCACCGCAAATTGACATGATTATAGGTAAACCCGCACCTGTCACAAATGGCAAATGCTTGTGGGTTTGAAGGATTAGTATGCGCTCTGCCTGATCTGGAAGCGTAACCCATTTACGCCTCCTCTAAATATTTGAATACTCTTCCTGCGGCAGTTTTGCGCTTGCCTGTGCAAACCAATGAAATGCAAGAAACAGATTTTAATCCGTAAAAAGCGGTGGCTTCAGCCGCTGAATTATATGTAACGGAATCATTAAGACATATAACTTTTTTACTACCAGCACCAAACCTGCCAACTAAAGATTTAGATAGCATTTCCTTATGCTTTTCGGTCCTTTTAGGTAATTTAGCGCCTTTTCTTTTTTTGTTTGAGGCTATTATTGCGTTAATTACTGATTGTTGTTTCTTTTTACCTTTTAAGGCTAATGAAATTTTTGTTTTATGTTCTTCGGAATGCTTGCCAGTTTTACCTTCGCCGCCAAAAGACAAATTAGCCAAATTGACGTTATTGGTTTTCCAAAACAAAATTCTTTCACACTCTAATGTAAAAGCATCATTTTCCGACAATCCGCTTGCCACTATTTTGATTTCAACCGCGAATCCACTCCTAAACAACTTTTTTTGAATAGATTTATGGTAAAAATTTCTTGAACTCATATTATATGCGCGTTTTCCTTTGCCTTTACCTACATAAAAGCATTCATCTTTATCTGTTCTCCAATGTTCATATACATAAAATATATTCATCGGAAATAACCACTTATTTGCGGAGAAATGTACTGTTGCACCCATTCCGTGTCCTGATCTGCGGCAATCTGATATGATTCATCCGCCAGCGGCTTTAAAATGGCAACTTTATCAGGAGAGAACATTACTGCAAGCCTTGCTGCCAAACCATAAGCAAATGCTTCCAACCACCTGTAAGGAATTTCAACATTTTGGCCGCTGGTAAAGTTTGAATCTTGGATTTGACGAACACGGTAATACTTTAGAACTTGTGCGCTATTACCATCAGGAACGGGCCAAAGGGTAATTGTCGGCGACAGTAACCGGTCAAACCAGTAAACAGTTGTGAACCCTTGCTGTGACTTATTTGGATATGACGCATATTCCGTGCGGGAAATAGGCATGATGATTCGGTCTATCTCGGAACCAGAATTTGTAATGCCCAAGTAAGCGTCAAGAATCATGACAGTGTTAGCGTCAACCGAGTAAGTTGATTGCCCAGCTACCAATGGCACGGTTACAAGGTCAACTGCCCACAGGTTTACACCTTGGTTTGACCACCGCGCCAGCATGAGGTTTGACGACATACGCGCCGCTTCCATATGCTCTTGCAGAAGCGCCGTGTTCCTAATCCCGCAGAGGTTAAATGAATATAGGGTTAATTCACCTAAACTTGGATTAAATGCGTATGTCCCGCTGGTGGTCATAGGACATCCTTACAGTGTGCCGGAGTTCTTAACCAGAATACCGCCAATGTTAATGCTGACCGTTGCTGCTGTTGCAGCGCTGGATGCAATCTGCCACCGCAAATCCGTCTTTTCAGCATATGGTAGCGGGAAATGACGTTGCACTTCATAAGTTGTGTTAAACGGTGTCTGCACAATCATCTTTTGCACACCCGCAGAAGAGTTCGTAAGTGCGCGGTAAGTTGTGTAGTTGGCTGTATTGCCGTTGAAAGACGAATAAGCACCGTAACGGTATCCATAAAATGTATAACCAGCAGGAACGGTAAACACTGCCATTTGGGTCTGCCCAAGGCTGGAAGTAGTACCGTTGAACACACCGGTGTTAATTTGGGCATATGTAACAGTGCTGTTTTTGAGAGTAACAACACCCGATGGGTTTGTTGCGCTGCCAACAGCTACAAACATTTGGTTGATACGAAAATACTGGTTTACAGTTGGCACGTTTGTCGTGCCATTCAGAACAAGGTTTTCTGTAATAACAGCGTAATTAGCGTCAAGGCCAACAATAGTAATGGTTGCCGTGTCACCAGCGGTATCACTTGCTAACTGCATGGTAAGCGCTGAACCGGGGAAAACATACTCAGTTGTAGCCATGTTTTCCCACACGGTGCGGAACACACCGGCAGTTGCAGGCGTTGTGCCATAAGCAAACACGTTCTGAGGATTATGCAGGGAGATTTGACCGCGAGATACTTGCAGCTCAAAAGGCTCATACCTGCCATTTTGTGTAATGGAGAAATTTTGTGAGTTAATACCGTCTAAAGTACCCATCTTATCGGCCCTTCTTTGCTACAGCAATATTATCCACAGCGTTGGGATAAGGCCGTCCCGCAGCTCGTGCGCGGGCCTTTGCTTGGTTTTCTTGCTTGCGTGACAAATGTTTTGTCACATGACTTTCAGGGGCTTTTGTATCCCAAAAAGGTTTTTTTGTCATCAGCAATCCCACTTACGCAATGATTTGTTAATGCGGCTATTAGGATCAGCAGCAGCCGCCGCGCCAGTAAGTTTGCGCTTTGCTCCTGTCATGCGCTCACAGAATGACTTGTGGCGCGGATTGTCATGATCTTTGCTCGGAGCTTTCAACGTCCCACCTGTTTCAGAATGGTAAGACGCACGACCCTTGGCGCTCAAACCGCCAGACGGTGATTTGCCTTCAGCGCGTTGCCAAGCGGGAGATTTAGCCATTTGTCCACCCCTTTAGACAAACGGGGGCATTTTCGCCCCCGCTGTCAAGTTACTATACTGATAGCGGGCATCAGTATTCTTTAGACAACGTGCCAGAGACATTACGCCCCTTTGCTGGGGTGCTGGTCTGAGCAGCAGCCCATTCATTGCCAGCCAAACGGCCACCGGACTTGCGGGGCTTGCGGCCAGCATGATGCTTGGCATGTTCGCCATGAGCGTGCATTTCATGGTGCTTACCAGCATGTTTGCGGTGCTTAGTGCCGCCGCCATGCTTGTAATGCTCTTCATGCTCACCGGTCTGAGGAAGAGCGCCGCCATGCTTACGCTTATGACGCTTCTTCTCATGCTCTTCTTCCATCATGCCATGAGCATGATGAGCAGGATGCTTGTGATGAGCATGAAGAGGGTGATGTGCATGATGACCATGATGCTCATGATGACCATGATGTTTAACATGACCACCGCGCTTACGCTTTACTGCCTCTTTGGCAACATTGCTGTCAGCGGTGTAGTCCATGTTCTTGTGATGTGCGTCCATAGCGGCCTCATTGACTCCGCCGGATGCCCGATGCTTACGTTCAGTCATTTTTCATCCCTCCAGATTAGGATGCGTTGTTAATGCCCTGCAAGTAAGTCACAGTCAAAGTGCCTACCCCAGAACCAGTGTTGGAGGATGTAACAACGAGTTGCACATCAGTTGGGCCACCGGTTTGAAAGGTGGAGTTGCTGATGTTGTCCCAGTTTGCAATCTGAGCCGCTGTACTAGGTGAAATAGCCACCCGGCCAGTGGAAGCCCCAGATTGCGTCAAAGGGGCAAACGCTGTGACGTTAGTTGTACCCGCTGTAGCACCTACAGCAAAGGTGGTTAATGCGCCTGTCCAAGCAGTCGTGACCATCATGGTGATGGACAAAATCTGACTTTGGGCAGGAATAGTGATAGAGCATCCGCCATTAGCCTGAGTAACAACTTCCGACTGACCCATAACAACATAACCGATATTTTGCGTACCAGTTGTGCCAGCAAGGGCAGCAAGGTTGCCTGTACCGTCTGATTGAAAGACGTTACCTGCCAAGAGAGGACCCGTGAACAGGGTCCCCGGCTGTACCGGGGAACCATTTGGGTTGGGGTAAAACCCCGGTTGCATGTCATTGACAACAGTAGCCATGGGTCAACTCCTTATGAGGTTGGGAAGGAGCCCCAGATGGCACGCCAGTTGTAGTAGCCAAAGCTGTAACGCTCATAGCCCTTAACCAGCAGGTTATCTGTGACGAAGTCAACTTGCATGTCCGTCTCAAATTTGACACGCTCCATATAGGAGAGACCGTCAATGTTTGTGAGCAGGAACCAAGGATAGGCCGAGGTCAAGAAGTCGTTGACCATGTAGCCTTCTGGCAAACCACCAGCCGTGAAACCGATAGCATTCACGTCATTGTCGGCAGTACCGGGACGCAGCTCAGTCTTGGTCAGACGGATAGCCACTGGCTCGTTCTGAGGAGCAATGATGAGCTTACGGCCACGAGCAAACACCTTCAGACCAGCCTGATCCTTGAAGTTGGTACGGATGGAAATCATAGCGTTCAACAGTGTGGCCTCGTTCAAGTCCACGTTAGTTGTCGGTACGTTTGACACCGTGCCACCGTCAATAGGATGTGAGGCGGAGCAGAGAGCTACACCGTCACCGCCGACTGCGGAGTTGTAAGTGGTTGCAGTGTTTAGGATGTTTGCGCCGTAAATTTCCTTGGTCTGCTGGAAGGATTCAATCAGACCGAGGTTGGAAGGTGCAAACTGGGTTTTGTACAGGTTGTCATCAATTGCCTTACGGGTAATTGCATAACCGAGAGCAATTTCAGTGTGTTCCTGATTGTAGATGTAGCGCTCACCAGCGTTGTTATCAAAAGCGGTCTGACCGCCTTCAGTTTTCAACTGCGCCAAGCCGAGGTAACGCATTTCAGCGGTGCGTTCCAGAGCCATGCGTGATTCATGCTTAGTGAAGATTTTGTCGTACTGAGATGGGATCATCTCGTACTTGCCTTCAACCCCACGGAGGCCGGGGAGGAGAAGGTCTTTAATTGCCGATAAATTGACAGCCATTTTACCTTACTCCTTATACGCCAGAGAAGTTACGAGTTACGACATTGTTGAAGGAAACAATGGCATAGTCGTAAGCCTGACCGCTGGACAACGTGCCTTGAACGCCGGGAGGATCATTGACGATACCAACCACTTTGAACGGTGCGTAGACGTTGTAAGTTGAAGTGTTGAGCGTAGTCGTGTCCAAATACGCGCCAGAAAGACCGTTTGCAGTGTTGCCGGAGCCGATAACAAAACCGATGGTTGAGTTAATGTCAGCAATTGCCAAGCCAGTAGCGTCTGACTGTGCAACAAACTTAGCGTTTGGATCATTCACAATGTAAGCTGTGACATAGTTGCCGGAAGCAACGTCAGAACCGGGCCAATAGTTTGACCAAACGGTACGCTTCTGAACAACCGAGAGGTATTGGCAACCTTGGAAGATACCTGCAATACCGAGAGCAGCAGGAGTAGCACCAGTAGAAGCAGCACGGGCAACAGTGCCGTCTGACTGCCAAGTTACTGGATCACCATAGTAAATAGCACTGGCGTTGTAAGCAACGAGGGCCGCAACCTGTTCATAGGTCGGAGCGGAACCAGTACCCTGATATTGACGGAAACCGAATGGCGCTGATACGTTAGCCATGATGGTTCCTCCTTTTTACAGGAAAGTCCATCATCTCGCACCGGGGAGACTCAAAGACCGGAAATAGGCGGTCCTTCCACGCCGGGGGAAGGTTGACTTATTAAGTCATGCTGTTTGTCATAACATATGTCATGACATGAAGTAAAGGGGGCCGTAGCCCCCTTTTTGACATTAGTCCCGTGGCACAGGAACAGACTCGTAGCTGTTTTTGACACGAGCCTGAGCTTGCGGATGGTTGCGCTCAAAGTGACCCTGAGGAGCCTCGTTGAGCTGCTGCTGTTTGGCAACAACCTGATCCCGCGCACGTTTCTTATCCAACTGCTGCATCTTCTCAGTAATACTAAGTGGACGCTGCATAAGGATCATGCCTTTACGCTCAATAATAGCGTTTTTAGTCCCTAAAGGCATAGTTTCTGGATGACGAGATGATGGAACAGGCTCCCAGCCAGTATATTGAAGCTGCGTCAGATAAGAAGATTGTTCCTGACCCATAACTTCTTTGCGCTTCCATTCATATGACCATCCATCCGGCGGACGAGGTGCCAAAAATTCATCAACGCCTTGGTCTACGTCACCAATGTTGTTCAGAATTTCCGCTGCACGGCGTTCAGCCGCAATGCGGGGGTCTTCTTCCCGTAGTGGTGGTCGCATAGAAGGACGATCCACAGTTGGAAGCACATCGTCCACCTTGGCGGCGACTGATTCTACAATCTCATTAACGTCTTTTGTCATTTCTTCCAATGACTTAGACAGCAATGAAGGTTTGCGGACCTGTTTTGTGCGCCGTGGCGCTCTTGATTCGGTGTTCATGTTATGTTCCTTTAATTCCGATTACGCTCATCTTGAAGAATGTCGTAATACTCCTTGGGAGTGAGGCCGCTAATCTTTGCAGCCTCTACTTGTTCTGCTGTAAGCCGGATGGTGCGTGAATTTGACGACCCAACCGAGCCAGAACGTGACACTGGCGCAGCAGCAGGAGCCGAACGGCGTTGAGTCGGGGCAGAAGCCGCTGACATAACGGGTTCCTGCTCTTCATAACGCGGTTCTTGGCGCGGTTGAGCCTTGTTTAGACCCAAACGGTTCTCCAAAAACCCAAAATACGCATCTGATTCGGGGATAATCCCGTGGTCAATTGCGTCTTCATGCGCTCGTGCCATGATTCGGATGGTCCGAGAGTCCTGAATGTGTGACCTATTGCGCTCCAACCACTGTGCAGAACGTGGTGTGACACGCTGGATAAGGTCATCCACCGTAGGACCATCATGTTGCGGCTGTTCAACCTGTTTAACAGGCTCCCGCTTCAGCTCGTCCAGCCCATTTTGGAGCTGAACCATCTTGTTAATGTTAAGCTGGAAGGCTTCCTGCATCTCAACAGCGCGGTCATAGTCACCGACAACCATAAGCTCTTTAATATTAGCTTTTAGGTAGTCTTGTTCACGCTTTAAGTTGTCCAAAGCGCTGCTAACAAGACTGATTCGGTGTTCGCCGGTCTCATTTGCAGCCTTTGTTGCAGCCGTTTGTGCCTCACGAGCCCGTTTTTCGGCCTCTTGACGCGCCAGACGCTCTTCTTCCAGCTTTTTCCGAAGCTCCTCAATGCCTTCTTCCGGCGCTACACCGGTGTCATCTTTGATTTCTTCTACGGCAACAACCTCAATTTCAGGCTCTTCCGCAGTAACTTCATCACTGACAATCTCAACTTGAGGTTCTAGCTCTTTTTCAGTTTGCTTTTTTCTTGGCATATTTTACTCCTTACCAAACGCGGTCTGGATGATCTACGCGGCCCTTAATGTTGACATCCTCAATCATGCGGCAAAGAACGCCGTTGACTGTGATGCTCCAACCATCAGTAGGACGCATGACAACCCAGTCATTTATGTCAATTTTTACGCCTTTAAACCATTCACCAGCATGATCCTCAAAAGCGGACATGCCTTTTTTCAGCACCAAGCCAACTTTGCCTTGGAACCGATCTTCATCACGGTGCTTTTCTGTCAGGAAAATACCAGATTTAGTCTTCTCGGGGCGGAGATAAACCGCCACAAGCAATTGATTATTAAACACTTCTACTTGTGAAATGTCCCCAATCTCATTCAAGATTTCCTCGGCTGGATTGGTGTCATGACTCATTACCATATACGGCATTTAAACCCCCTAAGTTCTGCCATTCACGAGTGATTCGGCTTCCGCAATAAGCTGTATTGCCGAGCGCAAGCCTTCTACCTTCCCCACCCACTTGTTGTAGGTGTTGAAATTAAAACTTTCTGTGTGGTGAGCTGTCGTTAAATTTTCTTTAATCCGCTCAATTTCTTCTTCTATCATCTTGGTTGCTTCATTAGCCAATAACGTATTGTAAGTTAACATATTTTGCCCCCCGGCATTCCCCCTTGAGATTAGAGGGACGGAAGCCAAGGGGGGCTTGCTCCCGTCCCATACACAACCCGGTGAGGAGTGGTTGCGTATTACTTGCGCTTTTTGTAAGCGGCGATGTCAGATTTCTCCAGACGGCCTTCACCAGAAGCCGAGCCAGCAGTCATATCCTTGTAGGAATGGAATGCCCGGCCACCATGCTTACGGCCCATAGGGGGCTGTTGTGGCATTGGTTGTGGTGGCATTTGTGGCATCATAGGTGCGCCAGCCGCAGGGCCTAAAGGTTGCGGAGGAGGAACCGAGACTGGAGGGCGACCACCCGGAGGAGGGCCACCTTGCGGCATCATTCCACCTTGTGGCATTATGCTAGCAGGTTTTTCTTTTCCTGCCACAATGACATTAACTGTCATAGCTTTGCCACCGGACTTCCGTGCCATGCGCCCACCGGGAACAACGCCGGGAACTTTACCGGGATAGCTAGGGCCAGAGAATACACCGCCGCCTTCTTTGCGTTTTTTAGGCTTGGCTTCGCCACCCCAACAATGTTCCGCGCGACCGCCCTTTTTAAGGCCAGCACCGGGATATGTCATTTGCGGATACTCATGTGGCTCGGTGTATTTTGCGCCATAAGACTCTGAAGTGTCAGCTAAATTGTCAAGGCGTGCTTGGCGCAATTTGTCTTCAGCAGCGCGAGCTTTCAATGCAGGAGCAGCGCGGTCCATAAGCTCCATAGCTTCTGCGCTGAACTTACCGCCACCTTCCTTTTTCCCCGTGCGGGCAGAAGGCTTTACCATCTTGCGGATAAGCTGACGGTCAGCAGCCTCATCAGGGTGAGCTACCTTGCCGCCCTTTTTGTATGGGTTGCCTTGCGTCCCCATGCCAAAGTTAAGGCGGTTTTTGTCAACAATGTTCTGACGCGGGTCTTGGCCCGGCATTGCAGGCATACCCTGCGTATTTGCCACGTTCATGGAGGGTGCAGACGACATCATGTTGCCGGGCTGCATCATCGGCCCACCAAGGAACTTTTTGGCGCGGCCACCACGCTTTTTGCCCTCAGATGCGTCTTTTGACATCTTGGCTAATGCAGCACGGTCTTCAGCGGATGGCTCATTGTAAGAGCTTCTGCCAGTTGTTTTTGGCGCGTAATCAGGTGAATCAAGCCCGACAGCATCACGCAAGCGGTCAATACCTTGTTGGAACCAACCCCGGCCAAGATTATCTTTGCCAGCAGGATTGCCGTCAGCATGGTGCTCGCGTTTAATTTTGCCACCGCGCTTAAAGCCGCCAACATGCTTAACGCCTTCGCGCAGCTCGTTGGCTTCCCTAACGTCACGGTTAATGAGGCTGTTTGCGGAAATTGCTTTCCCGCCAGATTTGCGCGGTTTATGGCCTGCATGGGTTCTTGCTTTGTTCCCCGCAACTTTACCACCTGCTTTAAACTGGCGGCGGGAGATAGGACGAAGGCCCGTCTTGACTTCAGTTTCCAAAGGCTCGGGCGGAGTCCAAGTTGAGGAGTCAACTTTCTCGTGGGGGTCCGTTGTCAGCTTTTTGGCCTTAGCCTTCATAGCCGCACGGGCAGATTTTGCCATGTCGTTCATGGTAGCTCCATGGAGTTAAACGGTGCGTCCACCGTGCCAAACATACCGACTTGCTTGGCTAAGTCTTTGTGACATTACCATAAGTTTGTGGCAACGGATAGTGTCATTTAATCTCTTGCAACGGGTTTTGGTGCAAAGGTTCTTCCTGATTTTCCAGCCGGTTAAGCATTTCTTGTGGCACAAGATGCTGTGCCACGGCCAAACCTTGCGGGTTCTGCATGGCATCCTCAGCAAACTTCATGGCAGCAAGACGCTCGCGGCTCTCGCGGTCACGCTTGCGGTTAATGGCATCCAAGATTGAGTCCTGCTGCTTTTGCTGCATGTCTTCACGCTGCAACTGCATTTCCTGCATCTTAATCTGGTCTTGAATGCTTGGCTGACCATTTTGACCGTCACCGCCAGCTTTTGACAACACCTCTTTAGCACGAGCCATAGCAAGCGCGGCATCTGCCTCACCCTGTTTGGCGCGTGTCTGAGAATCCAACATGCGAGACTGTGCAGACATGGCTTCATTCTGCATTTTAGCTTGTGCCTGAATAAGCTCGGGCGGAGGCGCACCGGTCTGCGGAGCCAAGAACTGGCTCGGGTTTGTCCAGCCGAGGGCTTGCAAAGCAGCAGTATCAACAGCAATCGGGTCATAAAGAGCAGGGCTTGCAGCCGACAACTGCTTCAAAGCCGCCACCTTCATAAGGCGCTGGGTCTGACTTGCCGTGTTGGGGTCAGCCTGCGGGGTCAGCTCAATGTCATTGAGAGCCTGCAAAAATGTCTGCTCATCCCACGGCATAGAGGGACGGCGGTTTTTCTGCCAGAAGCTCTCTGGATTTTCTTGGAAGCACCGCACCAGAAGGGTAAATTCCTGTGATTGTGCTTGGTGCATCCGCTTATGGACCGAGTTAAGAACCTTCTGCGCTTGCTCAATCATAGCAAGAGTTGTGCCTACTGGCGCGTCTTGCTTGCCCTCTGTCACAGCCGCTTCAGATGTCCCGCCTACGCGCATCCCTGTTTCAGCCATGTTGTTGACAAGGTTCATCAACGCGCCAGAGGGTTCCTTATATGGCAATGGCATAATAGCCTGCGTAATGGGCATACCACCCGTCTTCACCAATGCGCCACCACCGGGAGGAACGCGGAAGATGTTGGTATTTTGCCGTGCGCCAGTGTCCGCCATAAGGAAACCGGGGAAGTTGTTATACATCCCAGCGTCCAGCAGCTCGCGCCATGCAGCCGTGATGGCATTGGTCGTATTGCCCAAAATGTGAAGCAAACCAATGTCATAGAAGCCCATGCCGGGGACAAAAGTGTATTTTACGAAGTTTTGCCGCGCTTCAGGAAGTTGAGCAGTGTCTTCATCATAGTTGCGGACAATTGAAAGCACTTCTTTGGAAGATACGTCAATTGTGACGCGGTAAGGAATTTCCAATCCAGTGTCTTTACCCTTCCAAGAATGCTCAAAGCCCGGGATGTCCAGCTCGCAATAGCACTCGTAAATTTCGCGGTCGCGGTCTTCAGGGCGGGTATCAGCGTCAGAAATGCCTTGTTGAGCGTTCTTTTCCCGCTTGTAACTGTCAAGGTCACGAGCTTTGGGGGTTGAAAGAGGTATATCTTTGTAAACACCCAAGATTTGCAAGCGCTTAACTGTGCTTGGACGCATAAACGTGCGGTGTGTAATGCGTTTAGCATTTTGGAGATCAGTGGCATTATTATTGACAATAAGATCATCTGCATCCACGCTTTCTGAGACCGGCCTGCCACGCAATGGGCAGAAATACACCTTTTTAAACGCCGTGCCACCAAACCCGAGCATCAGCAGCATACGGTCAGTGTCAGGATAATACTCCGAAGCTGTGACAGTCAGGTAATGGTTCATGTCACGCTGAAACGCATTGGCCGTTTGGTCTTCTTGCAGGCTTGCGTTGTTGTTATCATTACGGATTTTGACAGGTCCGTCCGTTGGCAGCATTTCTGCACGGGCGTTAGCTTGGAACCGAAGCACAGCTTCCAAAAGCAATGGATGCCGGACTTTACTCATTCCCTCCACCGGAGCACCATCAGACGCGCCAGCCACATTCGGTATCTCAATTTTGAGCCCCAGCAGCTTAACACCCTGTGACCGGCTTTCCACCCAGTCTTTCCGGCTCTCAAGGTCTTCTTCAATGCCCCGAATAAGATCACTTGCAATAGAACGGAGGTCATTTTCGTCAATTTCTTCAGCTAAATTGCGGAACCATGATTCGGTGTCACGCTTTTTCCGGTTCTCTTTAATGGGCTTGCCGTCCAAGGAAATGGTTACCGAGCCATCCCCATGTTTAATCTCAATGACGTTGCCATCCGAATCAAAAGTTGGCGTTTCGCCGTTTTCAATAACCTCAACAATGACATCTTCTGCCTGAGACTCTGGTTCGCCAAGCTCAAATGGGTTCATCCGCAGGTTGGGTGTTAAATCCGGTGTCATTGCCATATTAGTTCACCTGTCCAAAAAGGAGTGAAGCCTCGGTTTCAAAGCGCCGAATGCCCTGCTGCGCTGCCATATTATCAGATTTGGCAGAAATTTCATAGACTCTGGTGAAATTATAAGGTTCTTTGCCCCAAACGGTGACTTTAAACAGCCCTAAAGCAAGGGGCGTTGCGGGATGAATGACATCCACAATAGCTGAAGCAAGAACTGGTGTCATAACGCCCTCTTTTACCCCGGATATAGCGGTTCAAAGGCACCTTTGCCTTTAAACGCCAAATTAGCTTCCATTTCAGCAGACCATTCAGACCCCCGAATCAACACGCCCGTGTCACGGAGATGGCGCATTGCCATGCTGACAGTATCCACCAAGTCGTCATGTTTCCCTTTAGGGAACTGACCAACTTGCGTTATTACCATTTCTGCCCACTGTCGGATAGGGGCATAAACCAAACCCTCGGCAAACAAATGCTGGACGGAATAAAGCCGCGCCAGTTTGTCCATAGACTTGGGGTCAAACATCTGGATGCCAAACTTTGAGTTGCCAAACAAGCGTTTCATTTCCTGCGCCACGGAATAACCCGCCGCTTTGTTTTCAATCAGGACCACATCCACTTTCATAGTCCGGCAAGTGTCTTCCACCTTTGCCACAAGGTCATGTAGTTCATATCTGCCCTGCCAAGCGTTCATCAGTATGGCGCGTGGGTTGGTTTCATTGTGCTGACGATACATTTCCACACGGCCTTGGTGCCGCCCCGCAGCCATTGTTGGCGCGGTTGACAGCGTGTCCGAGGTAAAAACACCCCAAACAGTC